TTTGTGAAGTTCCTGATACTTCGTGCTGATTCAGACAGGATTTCTCCTAACTGGCTCTCACGATTCAATAAAGGAACATTCAAGTTTGCAATGGTTGAAGAAGGAGAAGAACTGCAAGATAAGGTAAGTAACCTTGAAGAAAAGAAAAATGCTTATATCCTCTTTGGTAAGATGGATGCGAGTGTTGATAAGATGAAAGATTTTCTGTATGTATATTATCTGCAGAAAAAAGATGCAAAACGGCCACCGAAAAATGCTACTCTGGACCAGTTGAAGAACGAGATCGGAAGGATCATTGAGGACGATTTGAGAACATATCTTCAGATACTTCAGGATGATCAGTATAATCTCAAACTTCTCATTCAGAAAAGTGTTGAAATCGGAGCACTTCGCCGGGATAAACATCTCTACTCTTTACCGGGTGCCGATAAACCGATAGGAGTTCTTGAAGATCTTATCTCTCATCTTGATGATCCAAAGAACCAGGATGTTCGCATGAAACTTATGCACCAAGTAGAAAACACATAGTTTGCGATGACAGTCAATGAGATGATATCATCTTTTCTGCTCTATTACGATAGGATAACAAGTTTCTCAGCGCCGGGATACCTTACTGCTGAGATTCTTGTCTTTCTTAATAATGCCCAGGATGACTTCATTAAAGACAGAATGTTCGGACAGAATTTTCAGCCACCTGCCTTTGAAGAGAATCAGAGGCGGGTTGCTGATCTCCGAACCATTGTTGAAACATCAGATCTTACTTATGTATCAACAGATAGTTATGGATTCAGACAATATACTATTCCGGTAGATTTTATGTTTGCCATAAAAGCATTTGCAGTTTGTACAAGATCAGGTTATCCGATAATCGCAACTTCTGAATATATGGAATGTGATTTTATCAAGACCGAAGAAATAGGGAAATTCATAAACTCAACATATAATAGAACACATTTTATCAAACCAAAATATTCAATTTCTGAGACTATTGTTAAAACAATAATCGACAGATTTACAACCAATACAGCATTAACACTTCATTATATTAAAAAACCAACAGCACTTGTAGCAGGTGGAAGTTGTGATTTACCAACTCAAACACATCAGGAGATAATTGATCTT